ACCGGGGTTCAGCCTTGGGAATGAGGGGTGACCCCGGTACGTGCATATGCGCTTTGCTGCGAATCGAAAGTTTGATCTTCTAGCAAACTTTTTCGGTTACGAGTAGGACACGACACCTACCGTGACAAGTAGGTGCCGTATCCATCACGCTACGGGGCGGTAACTAGGCGTCAGCGCCGTACAGCGAGCCCCAAGAGCGCTTGCCTATCTCCGCCTCAGCTTCGATCGGGACCCCCATCAGGTCGAAGGTCATGCATCGCTCGATCTCGCGCGCGTAGTCCTGGGCCTCAGCCTTCGGGACGCTGGCGAGTACTTCGTCATGGATCGGCAAGCGCAGGAACTCCAAGAGTCCGGCGTCTTCAAGGTTGATCAGGCTCTGTCCCAGGCAGTCACGGGCAGCGCTCTGAACGCCGTAGTTGACCACCGCGTACGTGCGCTCACGGTCGAGCGGCAGGCGCCTACCGGTCACGGACACATGGACCATGCCAGTCTCGTAAGCCTCGCGCTGCCAGCGGTTAGACATGCGCCGAATCTCGGGATACGCCCGGTCATAGGCAGCGAGCGCGCGCCGTACATCGTCTTCGTCAGCGCCAGTCTGACGCGCAATAGTCGGTGCCCCTCCCCCGTAGACCTTGCCGAAGGCGATTCCCTTAGAGATCTTTCGATGCTTCGGGGTGAAGTTCTCGCCGAACACCAGACGTGCCGTGAAGCTGTGCAGGTCTTCGCCGTTCCGGATCGCTTCCTTCATTCGCTTCACGTCGCCCAGCGCTGCCAACACGCGAAGCTCAACCGCATTGAAGTCTGTGGACACGATCACGTGCCCTTCGTCAGCGAGCAGAGCGCGCCGAATCATGTGGTCGCCGGATGGCAGGGTTTGAAGCGCCGGACGCGTAACGCTCATGCGACCCGTACGCGCCTGCATTGAGTTGATGAACGGGTGAACGCGCCCCTCAGCGTCCGCCACATCAAGGAAGGTTTGCGTGTACGCGCTGCGCCACTTGCCAGCGCGCTTCGATCGAATGATGGCCTCAGCCAGCGGGTTGGGCTTGCGTGTGCCGAGTGGCTTACCCGAGTTCTGGTCAAGGTCTGCGAAGCGATGCAATACGGCCTTGTCGACCTTGAGCGCGCCGGATGCCGTGACCTCCCCAGGAAGCCACTGTTCACCCATGGCGCTGAGTGCCTCGCGAAGCTGTGCAGGCGCATTCACGTTGTGCACCCCGTAGCGCAGGCATGCCGCTTCGTACATGAGCGCTTCGTCAGCAAGCTTCGCATCAAGCGCACTCGTGTACTCGGTATCCAGCACCATGCCCCTGCGCTGCATGACGGAGCAGATACGGGCTATCTCGTGCTCGTACGCAATGAGCTTCGGCCGGACCCCCAACATGTTCAGCTCAGTGTCTAGGGCCACGTCGAGACGCGCTGTGAGAATCACGTCAAGTCCGGCGTACAGAAGGTAAGTCGGATGGTCCAGCGGAATGCCCGCCCACCCCGTAGCCTTCGTGAGCTTCAGCGAGCGAAATACGGCCGTAAGGTCGCCCTGGGTGTCCGGCGCCGAAGGGTCGAGATACCACGCGCTGAGAGGCTTCAGACCGGTCCCCCGACCACCTTCCTGCGGCTGGCGCGGGTCCACCAGGCCAGCCTTTAGGCGAGTGTCGATGGTCTTCGGTGCCAGCATCTCAAGCGTGGTATCCGCGTGCCGGTCAAGGACTGCCCAGTCAAAGGGCGCGTTGTGAATCTGAAACTTGCGCACATGAAAGAGGGCACGGTGCGCGAACTCAGCGAACCAGCCACCCAGTTCGTACAGAATGACCCAGGCCGTGTGTCGGTCCCCGAACTGAACCGTACGAAGCCGGTAACCGGGCGAGTAGATATCAAGGCCCGTAGTCTCTGTGTCCAGCGCAATGGGCCCACGTCGGTCAGCCTCAATCAACCAGGCTTGGAACTCTTCCAATTCCTCGTAGGTCTCAGGGACCTTGACGGTTACCGGGTCGCTGGCAATCTCGTATCGGTAGACCTTCACGGCGAAGCCTCTCTGTACAGCAGAAGGGGCCACATACGGATATCCGTAGGTGACCCCTTCTTGCATCTTTGTGTCAGTCCTGGGCGAAGATGCCCGGACCCTGCGCCCCTTGTATCGGGTGAGCGGCCCGTATGCCCACCAGCGTGATGCCCTTGTTGGTCTTCTTGCGGCTCACCTGGCGCTCTTCCATCGCGTCATAGAAGCTGCGACGGGTCCAAATCTCCTTGCTCGGCAGTCCCTCAGCCTCGCACCACTCGCGGTACGCGTTGTAGGCGTCCGCCCCGGGAACCTGGGAAGCGTCGTCCCGCTCGAAGACGCCAGGGAAGAACCCAACCAGCGCGTCAGAAGTCTCGCGGTACTCGCGCGAGGCAGCAGTGATGACAGGCGGGTCCTGCAAGCCGTTGGCGAACCACTCAGCGGCGCCACGGACCGCCCACGCTGCAATACCCTGGGCTTCCGCCCGGAGCTTCTCGTCAAGGCCGTAGTCCCGCTCATGGGGCGCAAACCAGCGCTTGAAGGGGATCATCTTGACTCGACGCCACAGACCTTCGTCCTGCCCGCGAAACTTGGGCTTGTGGTTCGTCGCCAGCATGAGCAGGAACGTCGGTCGAAACTCGAAGAACTCTTGCCGGAGGAATCGAGCGCTGACCATGTCCTTACCGGTGACGCGCTTCAGCACAGCTTCGCTCATGGGCTTGCCCGACTCACCTTCGGACGCCATGACAAGCCGCGCACCACGCAGCGCAGCAATATCGTTCGGAATGCCGCCGGACTGCTTTTCTTCGAAGGTTGCAAAGGGAGTGGTCTTCGTGACGTTGCCGAACACACTGGAAAGCGTGTCCGTCAGAACTGACTTGCCGTTGGCGCCCTTGCCCCAGAGCACAGCGAAACACTGCTCGTCGGTGTAGCCTGTAATGCCGTAGCCGATGAGTCGCTGAAGATAGGCAGGCATCTCAGGCATGCCCGGCATGATCTCTTCTATGAACCGCTCCCAGCGTGGAGCCTTAGCGAGCGGGTCATAGTCGATTGCCAGGCAGTACGTCAGCATGTCTTCCTTGGCATGCGGACGCAGGCGACCGGAACGGAGTTCCACTGTGCCATTCCGGAAGGAAAGCAAGTCCGGCCGGTTATCGAAGTCTTGCGGAGCAACATAGACGCTAGGAACCGAGCGAAGCTCAGTCATCAGAGCATCAATCCGCGTGGTCATGGTGAACCCCTTGGATTCCTGCAACTTGCCAGCCAGCACCAGGGCAGCACCCATGCGGTGAATTTCCTGGCGTACCTTGACTTCGCTCCGCTCCCAGGTGCGACCGGTCCAGACGTAGAAACCCAGACCGGGCGCATACTTGATCCGGCCATCAGTCCACGTGACCAGTGCGTGAGCGTTCATGGCGTCAGACTCGCCGTAGCGCTCAATCAGGTTGGCCAGGATGCGGCCCGCTTCGGTGCCCTGGTCACGGCTGACGACGTCAGTTCCAGTGGCTTCGGCGAGTGCCTCGCTTACCTGGGCGCGCTGTGCGTCTTCGCTACGCGCTACCGGCTTTGCTGCCTTGACTGCCGAATGGAGCGCGCTCGGGAATGCCGCAGGGTTGCTCTCGCGCCACTCTGATACGTCCCCCTGCCCTCTCGGGATTCCCAGCGCGTGAACGGCAATCCCGTAAGAACCAAGTCCCTCAGATACTGCCCGGTTGAATCTACTCCCCGCTTCGTCGTTGTCTCCCGCAACGATGACCAAACGACCCTGAACCCCATCAGCCAACTCCTTCATAAGATCTGGGTTGTTGACCAGCGAGGCACCCCGGACAACGACAGCGTCATAGCCAACGGCCGTGACAGAAAGTCCGTCCCCAGGTCCCTCAGTGATGATCCATACGTTGTATCCGCCATCCCCACGGAAGACGCCGTAAGGGGACCAGCGGAAGCCCTTCGGATTACTCAGCGACACCCAGCGCCCGGGGCATTCGCCGGTAAGGTCTCGGCCCTGCAATCCGCGCGGGTGCCCCTCGAAGTCCTTGAGCGGAACGGTAAGGCGCCGGTACTGCGAGAAGACGCGAGACGCGTATTTAAACTGGGTCCCGCTTGCGCTGAATCCCAACTCAAGGTCAGCCATCATGTCTTCGCTCAGACCGAACCGCCCAGCGGCATAGGCGCGAGCATCGTTGGCATGCGCGTTGCCGTAATCGAAGAGCGCTGCCTGAGTGATGTCTACGAAGTAGGCCAGCGCTGCAAGGTCCCCCACACCGACCGGCGCAGGCGCCTCGCGCGGAACGGTGTTCCCGTCGCCTTCGGCATTGAACAGGTCCGGCCATGTAAGGCCAACGGCCTGAATGACTTTCTCTGTCATGCAGCCAGCGCGGCAGGTGATCCGTACCTTGTCATCGTCGCCCCGCCAAATCCTCAGCGAAGGCTTGCTGTCACCGTGCGCCGGACAGTGCGCCAGGTAACCCCCGTCATCCCGTTCGGACACCCCAGTGAAGCGGTCGAGAATCTCTGTGAACTGCATTTCTGCCCTTTCTCGTCGTCTCACTGGGGTGTGTATCGGGTGACCGGCCTCAGAACGGCGGAGCCTCCGGGCCGAAGGATTCCGCCCACTCAGCCAGCGTCTTTGCGCCCTTGCTCAGGTTGCAACTCGCGCACGCTGGGACGATGTTGGACTCTGTGTCCGTACCGCCCTTGCTCAGCGGCTCGACATGGTCAAGGTGCGTGGCTATCGCGCCGCAGTAGGCACAGCGATGACGCCAGCGCGCGAGGATCTCCGTACGGCTGTAGGCAACATGCTCGACCCCATACGCCTTCGCACGGCGCTTGTGGGTCAGCTCATGGCGCTTGTCCGGCGGAAGCGACCGATAGAAATTGCGGATGTGCTGCGCCTGCTTTTTCCTGCGGCAGGTCGAGCACGCGCTAGAAGGTTTCTGAGCCTTGCCAGCGAGGAACTCTGAGGCGGGCCGACCCCGCCCGCATAGTCGACAGACCTTCACCGCGCACTCATTCCCAGGGCGAAGCCAACGGCAACGCACACCAGCGCAATGACGAAGTAACTCATCTGATCCACCTCACTTCTACGCCGCGCGTGATAGCGCTGGACAGTGCGTCGAGATACCGGCCCCAATCTTTCCGAGACTCGACGCCTTCGGTAAGCCAGACCGTTTCACCCTTGCCCAGGGCCCGGATATCTCCCAGCGCAGGAGCAGAGCGAACGGACACAACGAACACAGGTCACCTCCGGAAATCCGTATGTGGTCAGAGTCGAAAAGGGGCCAGCGCGCGAGCACTGACCCCCTTCACTTATCCGCGCAGACCCACGATGGCGCGTAGGACGATCTGAACCATGGCGAACGCCTGCTCTTCAGTGAAGCCTTCGGCCTTGTAGGCATCGAAGAACTCCCGGAGTTGCGAAGCATGCATGCGCGATTCCGCGAACAGGTCATGCATTGGCGTTGCCTCCCTGGTTGACGAAGTCCGGCGTAACGAGCCGTACGTGTTCCGCGCTGATCTCGACCGGCCGGAGCGTCTTACGGGCGCCCAGGCCCCACCCTGAGTCAGTGCCAGTGGGCTGAACGAGCAGCGTAGGCAGCAGGCGCCCACCAACGTTCTTCGTGGTGACGTCCTGCACGATGGCGTCAGTCATGCGGACCCGGTTGCCATGGCGAGTCCCGAAGGTGATCAGGTCACCTGCGTAGAGTTCCTCACCCGCATAGTCGGTAACAACTCCGCGCTTGCCCATGGGTGTTGTCCTCTCTCCGTATGAGCCTTGCACCACCTAAAGCCCCGACCCAGCGCACAGGGCGCCAGACCGGGGCAGGTGATTAGAAGAGCGGGATGGTGTGCTCAGCCTCGCGAGCCTCGCGCTCGTCCTCATAGACGCTGATGAGCTGAACACGCTTCGTGGTGTCGACCTTGTCAGCAATGACGTTCTTGGCAGTCACGCCCGGAAGGTGGGCGACAGCCTTACGAGCCTGCGCATTGCCACCAGCGATGACGAAGGCAGAGACGAACTCGCCAGGCTGGACGTCGTCAACGCGAATAACCTCGTAAAGGGCCATGGGTGAAACTCTCCTAGTTGTATTCCGGATCGCCGATAGGCTCAGGGTCGATTTGAAGAATGTGGCGCTTAGCTCGCTCGCTGAGAACGGCTAGGCGGTCATGGGGCGGGAACGTCCACAGGGGACGCCCAACAGTCTCGTCAGGCATCCCCCGCAGGATCCGTGCCGCTTCGTCGTTCAGGGGCACGGTGCAGCCTTACCGCTCTTCGCCGATGGCGTCGTTGTAGGAACCGAGCACCGTGATAACCGGCTTGCGGTAACTCACGTCAATGCCAGCCTTGTTGGTGTACTGCACGTGCTCAAGGTCGAGTCGGCAGAGAGCCTCTCCGTCGACCTGGTCAAGCGCGTCCTTGACTTCGTGAATGACCTCAGCCAGCGTCCACGCAGTAGCGCGCATCTGACCGGCGCCCAGGTCATAACCCAGGCCAGCAAGGCGGAAGTTCACGATGATGTTCGGGGACGGGCCACGGCGACGCTTCGCCAGATCCTTGCGCTCAGACATGAGGGACGGGCAACCGCACGGCTGGCCCTTGTCCTCCGCAGGCGACAGGAAGTAGGCGCCATCACACTCGTGGATCGGACCGCCCGGACCCCACAGAATCAGCTTGTCCTCAATGGCCTTGCTGCCGTTGATGACGATCTCGACAGAGTCAGACTCAGTCATCACGTGCATGTTCTGAGCCTTAGTGGGGTCGTACTCCTCCGCACGTCCGCCGAGAAGCTCAGCGATGCTGTCAGCCACCGTGGGATCGTCCGTGAGGACACGCCAGTGAGCCAGGGAAACCGGCTTGCGGTCAACCTGCATACCGGACCGGAACTGAAACACGGGGCGCTCGTACTCACGCTTCGGCTCACGCTTTACCGGCTTCGCGTCAGGGTCAGTGTCGAAAATGCGCAGGGCCATGGGAACCGCCGTTCTGTGTATGTGCTGTGACCGTGGACCGGAGGAGGGGCGGGGCTGTTTGCCTGCCGCCCGCTCCCCCTCTGCCTGTCTTGGATCGGGTGACCGGCCCCGGTCCTACGCGCGCCGCTGAGTGCCGGTTACGAGGGTTCCCGTGCTGGACGCTATGGGGTCGCCCAGGACTGTCTTAGAGACGCGCTGAACCCACTCGAAGGTGTGGCGCAGCGAAAGGAAGTGCTCGTACACATCCGCTTCGTCAATGCGGACCGGCTTGAATGCCCACTGATCCTCAGTGATGTGCAGGACGCAGGCGCCATCAAAGGTGGGCATAGCTTCGCGGGTACCGTCCGTGCCGATGATGAAGTCAGCGTGTGCGTACGCGCTCATCTGCAAGGCGACTTCCGGGTACGTGCTCTTGCTGGTCTTCCAGTCGGCCATGACTAGCGCGGACTCGCCGTAAGGGTCCGGCTTACCGTTCTCGTCCAGTCGCAGGCGGAGCACAGCGTCAAAGCTTCCGGCGTACTCATGCTCATCAGACCAGGCCACGTCTTCAGCGCGAACTAGGTCCGGCTGGACGTCGTCAAGGAACTCAGCGAAGTGGCGCTGATACGGGACCATGTCAGGGTGCACGCGCCCCACGTATTCGCCCCGGATCATGCGCTCGAAGAGATCGTGAGCGTCTGAGCCAACCTTCGCCCTGCGCTTCGTGTAGCGGCTCGCAGCGCCCTTGACGTAGTCGACAGCGCCCTGACGATCCCGCGCCGCCATTTCCTTGATGAAGTCGATTGAGTCGACAGCGAGTTCAGCCGCTTCCTTCGCCTGCCAGTAGGCCAGGAACGGCTTAGGCAGCATTCCCACAACGGAGGTAACTCCGGGGTACTTGATTTCCGGCGCGTCCTCATTGAAGTAGAAGCGCGAGCCACTGCGCTGAATGGTGCGGATAGCCACTAGGGCCCCCTTCGGGTGTGTTTGCCTTCGAAGGGGTTGGATCGGGTGAGCGGTCCCAGTGACGAAGTGACGGTTTGATGGTCGGTTTCACAAAACCCTTAGAACTTCTTATGGCTTTGTGGAAATGGGGTCAGAATCGTCACTTCATCACTTTGCCCTGGTCAGCGGCCCCTTGCGCTGTAGGGCGCTCGCGCCATCCGTCACGAAGCTCTGTACGGCCGTCTGAGGGCATGAAAAAGCCCCTCCGGACCACTGGGGCCAAGAGGGGCTGTAAGGGCGCCACAGGGGCGCTCAGGGGCTCACACGGTGTTGTACAGCCGCATGCAGTCGTCATAGTCGGGACCGCCCGGGGTGCAGATCAACTCACCAGGGGTCCGCTCGGTCAGCGCTGCTCGGGGCATGACGCGCGTACAGCGGGTGCAGGCTGCTACCTCACCCAGTTCAGGTGTCTCGTTCATGCTGTCTCCTCAAACGCCGAAGGGGCCCCGGTTTCCCAGGGCCCCAGATGGTTGGTCTTACAGGGTGGCGCTGACCATCGCGCGCAGAGCCTTGATGGCTGCTTCGAGCTGCTCGCGAACCGCTTCCTTCGTCTCGTCGCTGGCAGCTTCGAAGTCGTCCACCTTCGCGCGGCTGATGTCCGTGATCAGCTTCTTGGCCACGATGGTCACGCGCTCGTCCGGCGTCGTCTCCTCCGCCTGCTCTGCGCCTTCGCCTTCGCCTTCGCCCTCCCCACCTTCGCCACCGGTGCCGCCCTCAAGCTCCTTGGCTTCCTTCTTGGCCTGGTACTCCAGCCGCTTGCGCTCAGTGGCACCCATCAGCGAAGCGCCGTACTTGTCCGCGACCCAGGCGGAAGCGTCGGTGTCCTCCGGCTTGTCAGCGAGCAGGGCCGACATGATCTCGCGACGCTGGGCGCCCTGCTCGTCATCCTGGTCCAGCGACCGGAGCCACTCGGCCCGAACGTCGCTGCGCTGGTCCTGCACGGAGCGCGTCAGCTTCTTCAGAGCCTGCTTGTTGTCGTAGTTGTCTTCGAAGCCCTGACCGGCGCGCCGGAGCATCTCGCCGGAACCCTTCTTGGCCGGGTCGCTGGCGCCCATCAGGTCCGGGTTTCCGTCCTTGTTCGGAATCTTGGTCCACATGTCGAAGACCAGGGCAGCAACGTCCTTCGCCAGGTGCGAAATCTTGACGTGAGCGCTGACGCCTTCGCCAATCAGCTTCGCGCCCTGGTTGACGAGCGCCTCAACCCCCTCGTACTGGTCCCACGTCTTCTCGACCACCACGCCCTGAGTGACCTTCTTGACTTCAGCCTTGGGCTTCGGAGCAGCCATGGCAGCAGCCGTCCACGCTTCGCGCTTCTCCTTCTTGATCCCGATGGAGCCCTTACCGCTGAGCGACGAAATCAGGGTCTCAGTCTCGTGGTACAGCTCATCAAGACCTTCGTGGTTCTCGGCCTCAACCAGGCTGGACGCGCGCTCAATGTTCGCGTCAATCTGCTCGATGACGGTCTGACCCTGCTCCGTGTTGACGTCGTTACGCTCAGTCACTTCGGTCTCTCCCTCAGCCTGGGGCGCTTCCTGCGCCATGATCTTCAGACAGTTCTTGCAGTTCACGTCAGCCTTGACCACGCTGTAACCCTCAACCGCGCGGTTCCCGCCACACTTCGGGGAGGGCATGAAACCGTCCGGCTCGCCAGCGTAATGGATCTTACCGCCACGCCCAAGCTGTACGTTCATGTCCCCGCCCCTTCGTTGTCGTGTTCTTGCGAAGCTGAGCCTAGCGGATGATCGAAACCCCAGTCAACTCACCTACGGATATCCGTATGTGACCCTGCGGGCGCAGACATGCAAAAAACCCCTGACCTGCGGGTATGCTCCCACAAGCCAGGGGCCAGAAAGGTTCGTCAGCGTGTCGCGCGGAACCGTCGTGCGCGTCTCAACTGGGCGATTACGTCAGCTACTTCGAAGAGCGGGATACCGAGCAGCCCAGCGCACTCGATCCGGAGCGCCATACGGGCCCGGTTGCGCTGTCCGTGGGTACCTGCCTGGGTCGGGAGCATGGGTGCTGCCAGCGCGTCAGCGAGAAGAGCGGGGATCACGTGCTGTCCGCTGGACACGATCACGGTGTTATCTGCGTCCATCTGCTTGCGGACCGACTGATGAGCCGCGAACGCTGCCCTCACGCGCGGGTCTGTGTACTCAAACAGCGATTCACGGTGAGCTTCGATCCGGGCGTACCGGTCGCGCGCCTGCTCGTCTGACTCATGGTTGAAGGCGACCGCCCAACCCCCGTTTACCGTGATCCATCGCATGCGCATGGCGCGCCCTCCCAGTGTTCGTCTGTGAGATCAGTATGAGCTACGCAGTGCGGACTACTGGCCGGTACACCTTCCGATTCGGAAAACAGAAAACGCCCCCGGTCATCCCACGGAGGGATAGCCAGGGGCGAATTTCAGATGGCGTTGAGGATTGCGCGACGCAGGTCATCTATCGAGCCATCATTGATGATTGCAAGATCCGTCGAGTAGGTGTCTAGTTCCGTTTCGCTGACATGTGTACTGGTGTTGACCTGGTCCGGCCGGACGATACGCACCAGACGAAAGCCACGGCTTCGCAACATCACAGCTTCGTTGATGTACCGGACGTCTGTGACCACTACCGGCATGTTCCACGCTTCCGCAGCGCTGAGCTTCCGGCGCCCAACGTTGACCCAATAATCAGGGTCGTACTCACGGATGGTCTGCCCAGTCGACTGCAACACTCGCCGGACTTCGGGGTACGTGTCCTTCGCGTACTCCCAACCGACGTCGGCAACAAGCGCGCTGAGTCGTACGTGAATGCGGAACGCGCCTTGCAGTCCGGTGGGTATCAGCGGGTCAATGCTGAGCGCCATCTCTTTCAGCGGGTCAGCGAACGCGATGCGGGTGTAATGCCGCTCGCGCACCAGGAAGCTTGCGGCTGTGTCCTTGCCTGAACGGGCCTTGCCGATAAGAGCGATGTTGCGCACTGTCTCTCTCCAGTGGGTAGCCGAATGCCCCCCAGCGGGATTGCTGAGGGGCAGATGACTTACTAGGCGACCGGCGCGCCAGGGGCAGGCTCGACCGCTACCGGCGCAGGCTCGACCGACTGAGACAGCGCGCTGAACGGGACACCCAGGTCAGTGGCGACAGCCTCAGTGTCAGTGACAAGCTTCTCGTAGCTGACGCCATGCTTCGCCAGGTAGCCGGAACCGAAGGTGATAGCGGCAGTCACGCCAGCCTGCACCAGTCCGCGCACGTCGCTGGGCACGTTGGCCTGAAAGACATGTGGTGCCAGGATGCCCGCAACGACCGTGACGCCTGCGGCTGCAACCGTGGACGCAGTGACCTTGCCAGAGATGGCCTTCATTTCACTCCTGATTTCTGCGCTCTAGGCGCGGGTGTGGGTCTGTCTGCTGAAATGCCGAAACGGCATGCTCCGTTGTGTGCGCTGCCTGCCAGTCACGTACTTCCGCGATATCGGCGCGCAACCCTTCGGCCAGACCATCTATCCGGCCGTTGATCTGGGCGACAGCTTCGCCGAGAGCATCCCGAGTTGTTGCGCCCTCTTCACGTGCTGCACCCCGTGACTTCCGAGCAGCGAGATAGGCCGGACCGGTGGTAATCAGCGCCACGGCAGTAGCGCCAATCGTCCATGCAGTGTCCGGGGACATGGACCCAGAACCGTCGAGTAGGCTCACGAACTTTCACCTTTGCGAGTCGGGCGGACCGCCCACCCTGGTTGGATCGGGTGAGCGGCCCGCATCACTACTTCACCTTGCTCTGAAGAGCCTTCACGGCCGTTTCTAGGGCGCTGACGCGCTGCTCAAGGGTGGGAGCAGGGGCAGGCGCCGGAACGGGCGCAGGAGTGGGCTTCACAGGCGCGGGGGCAGGCGCAGGCTTCGGAGCCTGAGACGCGTACGCAGGGTCAGCCGACTTGATGCCTTCGGGGTACTTCGGGTAGCCGTAACCGAAGGTGTTGACGTCACGGCGGTTGCGCTTCTTGAGGTAAACCCCGTCACCTTCGGCAGAACCGTTGTTGTTGGTGTTTCCCTCAACAGTGGTGATGGTGTCGGCGTCGTAATCGACCACGATTCCGGTGTGGCTTCCGCCGCCCGGACCGTAGAAGACCTGCGCACCGATGGCGGGGTAATCCGACCAACGACCCTGCTGCTTGAACCAGGCCACAGCGTCAGCGCAAGAGGCAGTGCGCGGGAACAGGTTCGCCACGCCAGCCTTGAGCGCCACCCAGGCACAGAAGGTGCAGCACCAGGGCTGACCCTGGGACCACTCAAGCCCCGGAACGCCAGTGGAGTACTTCTGAATGTTGTCCCAGTTACCGGAAGCGTCCTTTCCTTCGTGGTAGCCAATCTCAGCCTTAGCCACGCGCAGCACATCAGCGGCATGACCGGCCGAAGGCGCAGGCGCCGGAGCAGGGGCAGGCTTAGGCGCCGCAGGCGTAGCCCAGGCTCGAAGGTGAGCAGCGTCAGCGAAGTTGGCGACGTTCTTGTCTATGCCACCCGCGAAGCTGTACTGATGGAACGTCCACGCGTGCTGAATACCGGGGTGTCCCGCAGCGTGATTGGGGTCAGCGATCCAAAGTCCGTCCATCGGACCGCCGTTGTTGCTGTCACGCTTGAGCCAGTAATCCGTGTTGCAGTACAGGACCACCTTGTGACCGGGCGCCTTCGCCTTGACTCGCGAGAGGAATGCGTCTCGGTCAGCCTGCGTCACCGCACTGTCTTCCCAATCGAACGCTAGGATATCGCCAGGCTTCAGCGAAACCTTGCTCAGGAAGTAGTCAGCCTGGGCAGCGCCGTTGCCAGCCTTGCCGAAGTGGTAATGCCCCAGCACCAGGCCAGCCTTGCGAGCCGTAGCAACCTGCCCGCTGTAACGAGGGTTCACGTACGAAGTGCCCTCAGTGACCTTGACGAAAGCGAAAGCCAGTCCCTTCGTGTCGAAAGCGACCGGCTGATAACTGGAAACGTCTACGCCTAGAACGGCCATGAGCACTCCTTACGAGTGGATGAATTTGACGGTCAGAGAGGACCAGGGGCCAACGGCGGTACTGACAGCCACACCGCTGTACACGTACAACTCGACGTAATCGCCTACGGCAAGTTGCACCTGAGTCACGGCAGTTGGCGCCGCAGAGTTGTGGCCGGACATTGCGGCATACGCGATTCGGGAACCGATGATTTCGGAACCGTTCTTAGCGACATATGCGGAGGCGAAGCCACCAGAGTTGGGCTGCACGGCTGCAACCGCGCATACCTCGTAGGTTCCAGCAAGCTGACAGACATAGCGGCTGGTGTTCGTGGTGGTCGAGTGTCCGCCGTAGGAATCCAGCGTTTCAGTGTCCATACCGATGGCGGTGTACGTGGTCGCCGGTAGCGACTGAGCCACGGACTGATAGCCAAAGAAGATGGGCGGATTGGTAAGGAAGTTGATCGCGTCGCGTACCTGAGCGTTCCACAGCGCTGACGTCAGGAAGTTGCCTGCTGCCGCAGTACTGGGAGTGGGAACGGGGAGATTGGTCATGGGTCCTCCGGAACGGGGCCACATACGGAAATCCGTAGGTGACCCCGGACCTTGCTAGTACGAGAATGCGACGGAATCGAAGACAGAGAGGCTGTCGTACGTCGACACGTCGCTGACGCCGGACGGGAGAGGCTCGCCAATCGCGAAGCCGTTCGTGTGCGAGTGCGCCAGGTTCGCAGTGAAGGTGATGGTTCCCGTAGTCCAGTTGGCGCCCGTGTTGGACACAGACTGAACCGTCATGGTTTCGGGGACCGAACCACCCTGACCCACAACCAACTGTTGCCCAGGGGTGATCTGCGCAGCGAGAGGGTTCACGCTGTCGAATGCAGGGGCATTCACAGTCACCGTGGCTGAGCCTGACGCCACATCCGCGCCCAGCGTCGTACGCCAGGCTGCAAACTCGGCATACGGCTGAGGATCGATCGGCGAACACTGAAGCGAAACCGTGGCTTCGCCCTTGTCGCTGACGTTCCATTGAATCTGCTCGACAAACGCATCAATCTGGATAACAGGCGCGCCCAGTGGACGACGCATGATCCGCACTCGCGTGCCCAGTTCCAGCGAGAGGCACGCTGCCCACAACCCAGGGTTGCCCGACGGGTGTAGGTCCAACTTGCTCACGCGCGGAAGCGGATTCTTGTAGCGACCGGTTAGGTAGCTTGCAGCGTCCTGGGCTTCGAGCGCTGACGTGGTGTCCACGGTCCTGGTGATCGTGCGGGGAAAGAAGTTGGTCTGTGAGGTTGCGTCGGAACCGATGAACTGTTGTCCCGTGTTCTTCTGCGTAACCGTGACCAGGTTCCCCAGGTGGGTTGGGTCGTAGTCCAACTCAATGGACTCATAAGGCAACTCGCCCAGGTCCGTGCGTTCGCCGAACGTATAGGCCGGAGTGGTGGCGTTGTATCGAGCAGCGCGGGAACGGAAGGTGACGGTTCCTGCTCGGTCTACGAAGTGTTCACCGTTCTCGGTCGTCACAACGTCATTCAGCGCGGACAGCGCATCCTGACCGTCAATGGCCATGGGCCCCATGCTGGTTGTCATGCCAGGCTGCAAGTTGCGGGGACCGGTGAAACCGGCGTAGATCAGGATTCGCATGTAACGCGTGTCGGTCGAGTCACCCGTGAACGAGTTTCGCCAGGCACCGTATATGGCGCTGAAATCAGACGACGCTAGTGCAGTGGGGAATTCCATTGCATAGCTGATATCGCCCTTGTAGTTCCACGCGGTTCCGTTTCCGACCGTGGGGTCTACCCAACCGCCCAGCGAGTCAGAAACCAGGTTGGTCGGGTTGTTGGCGCCCTGAGCAGCCCAATAGGAATTGTTCCCGTCGATGGTCGCCCAGACGTCACCGGTAACGGCGTTCATCGAGATTCCGCCGATATGCCAGTTGCCATCAACGACGTTCACGCCAGCGCCACCAGACAGGGGCATGTACGCCGTGACGGTTCCGCCGGAGCCTGACAGCTCCACAACGAATCGCCCGGACGTGTCTACGCGGAAACCGATACGCGAGCCAGCGGGAAGGTTGTTCGCGCGCTGGTTGTCGAATGACGTCCAGATGTACGCGTTAGACGTAGGGGTCGGACCGGTGTACTTGAACGCGATAAGTCGTGTCCACGTGCTTGCAGTCTGCGGGCCCTTGATCCCTGCGCTAGCAAGGCTGATGTACGTGGCCGGACTGGTGATGTTCGTACCGGGGTTCACGTTGCTGAGCGTCACAACGGTGTTGTTCGATCCGGTGTAGACACCCTGGGTCGTCGCAGCGCTGATGGACACACCAGACACGATGGAGCCAGCGCCGTACTTACCTGCCGCATAGGGCGCAGCAGGATGGTTGCCAGTGGCGTCAGTGAAGGTGGTCGATAGCGCCGGATCACCCAGCGTGTAAAGGAAGTTGGGGTTCCTGAGCCTGATCTCTTCCGTAAGCGGGTCACTCAGTGTCCGCTGAGACAGCAGCGCGAAGGCGTCAACGCCGGTAGGGGTCACCAGGCCGTACGTACCGTCAAGGTCCCAGGTCTGGGGCCAGCGCTCGACAAAGCCGGAGTACAGCGGGTACCAGGTGCCCGGAGAAACGAAGGCACTGGCGATAGCGCCCCGCTCAAGCTGCCAGCCATCCGCCTGCACGTTGCAGGTGGCGCTAGGCGACGTGGCGACAGCCAGACCAACGGCCATGCCGTACGGGTTGCTTGGGGCCGTGGCCGTGACAGTCACGGTGGTCCAGCCGGTAGCCGTAGACGAGCCTGTGAGCGTCGCTGTGGCCCCGTAGACGTACGTTGCAGGGAATCCGACCGGCGGAGGCCCGTACCATCCCACGAAGGGCTTTACGTCAATGCTGGTGGTATCCGTGACGTTCCGCACGCTCATGGTGAATGTGTAGGTCTGGCCAGGCACCACAGCGGAATGCGGGGTGTAGCCGATCCGGCCACCAACGGCGTAGCCACTCGGCACGTTGAACTGAAAGACGTTCGTACCGCTGTATGCGCTGGCGCTGGCGACGATCTGACCGGGGCCAGGGTCGGTCTGGGTGAAGACGTCCTGACCGTTGTTGCCGTTGTTCAGGTTGCCTGTAGGCGAGCCATCCCCACCGTTGGCTATGACAGGGTCTAGGAGGTTGGCCGTAGGTGGCCACTGGGCACGCACACGGAAAGGCTGGTACGGCCAGATGTGACCGGCCCACGGGCCAGATGCGTTGTTGGGGTCGAGCGCTCCGTCAGTGCTGCTCAGCGAGAGCTGAAGCGTTCCCGCCTGCACCTGGTCAAGCTCATACTGGCGTCCGCGCGTGGTGGTCGCAGCGCCATAGGTCCGGGGAGTCACGTTGACGTACTTGTCTAGCGGGACGTCACCCCCGTTGGCATTCCAGACCGGACCCCAGGCGTATTCCATCTGCGGGAAGTTCTGATTCAGCCCAGGGGCAGCAGCCGGAGCGACTTCGCCCAGGACCACGCCAACCGTAGTCCAGTTACCCGAAGGGCTCTGCGCAGCAGTAGGCGAAGTGGGGCCATTGGCCGAAGCGTTGTACGCAACCAGGTTGTTGGACGTGGTCACGTTGTAGGTGAAGCCTGGCGTAGCACCAGCCACACCGTTCTGTGCGCAGTACGCGTATCCGAAGTAAAGCTGTCCGCTGATTCCAGCGGTTAGGGTGGGGAAAGTCAGGGTTGTACCAGTGCCGTTGTTCTTGGCACCAGCGGCGCCAATCAGCCAGGCAGTGTTAGGCACGCTGGACGCGAATTCCTGTGCGCATATCTCAGTGGAAGTGCTCGCCACAGAACCGCTGAACGTGACCGTAGCCGTAGACGAGCCAGAGCCAGTGACCACGCCATAGAAGATGTCAATACGTGCGGCAGTCAGCGAGTCTGTGAAGCCGGTCGCGTATGACCACGTGCTGACCAGTCCCCCAGACACGGCAGTTGCAGTGACGGAGGCAGACGCAGCGCGGACCACCAGGACCAGCGTGTGACCGGGGTCCGGAGTGCCAACGGCCAGCGTGGTAACGCCGGTACCGTGCGCCTGCGTCATGCTGCCGATTGCGGAGATAGTCACTTGAACACCCTTGGGTCAAAGGAGGGGCCACATACGGAAATCCGTAGGTGACCCCTCCGTGTCTTAGCGTCGATAAGCAGCCCAGGTCTGGGAGTTGCGCGCACCGTGGCGAGCCATGACCGTCTGAATCGTGTCCGTCAGGTCTCGGTCTGCCAGTACGGAGCCTTCAACGTGGACGTTGACAACTACCGTTTGCCCGCCTGCGCTGCTCGCGCTACCGCTGAGGCTAGGCACCTTCGTACCCGCCAGCACAGCGCCGGACATGCGGTCCGCAGCGCTCTTCACGTCACGGTTGCCAGCGTCGATGCCGTTGACTAGACCGGACGTGACGAACTGCCCGATTTCATGGAACAGACGCGAAGGCGAGTGGATACCCAGCGCCTTTTTGATCTGCGTTTCCATGCTCTTGGCAATCTTCAACATCTGCTTGTCAATGGCCTTTTCCTGGGACTGAAGCCCCTTGATCAGACCCTTGGCAGCGTTGATGCCAGTCCCGTACATACCGTCAGCCACGCCAGCGCCCACACCGTTAGCAGCAGAGGACATCTGGGTTTGCAGGTTGTTTAGCTGCTTGATCTGCGAGGCATTCGCCGAAGCGAGCGCACGCGCAGTTTCGCCGCCACCATCAACACCAGCATCCGCAATCTGCTTGATCAGGTCAGCGCGTAGACCCTTCTTAGCGAGTTCCTTCAACTCACCTGCGAAGGCTTCAGCCCTAGCCACCTGACCGCGCATGTTGTCGAGCACGTTGTCAGCAGTCAGCGCGATATCCGGCGTCTGGCTCGTCGTGACAACGCTGGCGCTGCTCATGATGTTCTTGGCCACGTCAGCCTGAACCTTGCCCCACTCCTTTTGGAGATTGGCTAGGTTCTTCTGAGCAGCCTTGATACGAGCGGCATCCGCAACGCGCTGGTTGGCTAGGCGGTCGAGTGCCTTGCCCTCACGACTGACGTACGACTCAAGCTTGCCGATGGACTTTTCATGCTGCTTGATCCATCCGCCGTATCCGCGCGCTGCCTTCGTGCCGACCATGTCAGCAAGACGGTTCTTCGCGGATATGAGCAGCGTCTCAGTGTGCTTGATGGCGCTGTCCACCTTGGAGCGCGAGCCAGTCAGACCCTGCTCAAGGCCAAGGTGAATCCAGGTGCCCAGCGAGCGGAACACCTTCGAAGGGGAAGCAATCCCTAGCGCGTCGCTGAAGTGCTTCACCATGCCGGTAGCCGTGTCGGTCACCGCAGAGTGGGCAGCGTCGGCATTCGAGCGGACGCCTTCGGCAATACCGTGGGGAATCCACTTACCGACTTCGTCTCGGAAGACGCGCGAAGGCGAGTTGATACCCAGGATGGACTTAGCGGCATTCTTCAGTCCGCCTGCCACGTCCTTTACGGCGTTCCATGCGGCAGAAGCCATGTTCTTCACACCGTTGATGAGACCCTGAATCAGGTCCTTACCAGCGCTGTAGAGCATCGAGCCGAAGTTAGATGCCACATTCTTGATCAGCGAGACAATGTCAGAGAAGCCCTGGGAAACCAGGTGCTTCATATCCTGCCAAGCCTTGCCCCAGTGCCCCGTAAGAATGTCGATCAGGACACCGAACAGGTTCAGGACGAAGTGGAATCCGGTCTGCACAGCGCCGGATATCAGCGCCCATGCCGTCTTCACTACGCCGGAAATGATGTCCCAACCGACCTTGAAGACGGTCTGTAGCTCACCAATTCCGACCTTGAGGAATCCCCAAACAGCGTCAGCCGCTAGCTTTATCTGCTTCCAGAGCAAATCCCAGGTCTGGGACAGCTCCTTACTGTGACCCTTCCACCAGGATGAAAAGTCTTTCATCCGGTCGTTGACCCACTTGAGGACATTGTCATTGAACCACTTGGCAATTCCGTGAATTACCTTCATCGTGGCGTCCCATGCGGTCGAGAGCCAGCCAAGCACGGCATGCCAAACCGTCTTTAGGGTTCCCGCCACACCAGGGATTTCAGCCTTGATCCATCCCCAAACGCTCTTCCACTTCGCGATGAGCAGCACCAGGCCAGCAATCAGCGCCATGACGCCAACGACGATCCACGTAACGGGGTTCGCCAGAATCGCAGCAGTGAAGTTCCATGCCGCTACCGCAGCAGCAGCAAGGCCAATGGTCAGCATGCCGCCAATGACGCCAGCCAGCACCATCACCGCTGTCTTGTGCTTCGTCAGCCAGGTGACGCTAGATGCGAGCCAGCCAACGAACTTCGTGGCGTACGGCAGCAGCGCTTGACCAATCTTGATGCCGACAGCTTCGACAGCGCCCTTAGCTTCGGCCATGCGCTGGTTGAAGGTCTTCTGAACGTCGGCCCAACCCTCAATACTCTTGCCACCCTTCTTGACGTGGTCGGCAATGCCAGCCACGTTGGCCTTGAAGGTGGACATGTGCGAGCCAGTGAGCTGAAGCGCGCCCATCATGGACTTGGTACCGCCAACCATGGTGGCCAGCGCGCCAATGTACGTCTTCTGTGACCCGCTCATCTTCTGAAGCGCGCCGTTGAAGTCCTTTGAGTTCTTCGATGCCTTTTGCAGCGTCGAGATAAGGACCGTACCGTCAGGGCCCATCTTGTTCTTGATGGCGGTTGTCAGGGTGTCCAGCGTGGCAGCGAGACCCTTGGAACCGAGTTCCTTGGACACGTCTACGGCGCTGAGCCCTAGACCCTTCATCGTGGCAGCAGCCTTGGCCGAAGGGTTCGATAGCTGACCGATGGTCTGTCGCAGGTAGGTCGCTGCAACGTCCGCGCTGGTGCCCTGGGCGGTCATGGTGGCCATGGCGCCTAGGACTTCGTTCAGACCCACGTGAGCCGCTGAGGCAACCGGCAGAATGCTCGCCATGCTGCCCGCTAGGGCTTCCATATTGGTCTTGCCCTCAGCCTCAGTCGCAACCAATGCGTTCATGGTTGGGACAGCGTCCTTAGCGGACATGTGATAGGCGTTCAGGGCCGTAGTCACGGCGTCCGTGACGGTCGATAGGTCAGCGGCACCAACCTTGGCACCCATGGCCGAAACCTTGAGTACGTTCAGCGCGTCAGCGCCGTGGAAGCCTGCCGACTCGACCATGTACAGGCCGGACGTAAGGTCCTTTGTGCTCTGACCAACCTGGCCAGCCATGGTGAGGACCCCGTTAGAGACAAGGGTCATGTTCTTCGCAGCTTCGCCAGCACCCGTGCGAACACGAGTCATCTGGGTCTGGAAATCAGCCGCCATGTGCACTGTCTTCACAGCGGCGACAGCAGCAGCAACGCCAATACCCATCAGGGCGCCCTTGCCAACGGCGCCGAGTTTGGCCATGTTGCTGCCGCCTTCGGCTTCAACAGACTTCAACTCTGTCTTTACGCCGCGCGCTGTGGTCATGAAGCCAGTGGACTTGCCGAGAAACTCAATGAATACAGGTGGCAGCGCACCCACGGTCTACCTCCCTACCACATACGGATATCCGTAGGTGCTCACTTGTTCTTCACCGCTGACCCCCATGCCGCTTCAAAGATGGCTCGCACCTTGGGAGTTGCCTTGTCTACGCCAGGCTTGAAGTACGGGAATTTGCCTTCGATGGTCGCCTTATAGCGGTTCTGGTATCCGCCATCACCGCCGGACATGACCACCTGCGAATAGGCGCCAGCACCTTCAAGGCGTGGCTTGCGGCTCTTCCGAATCGAGCGGTAAAGGCTTCCGGTTAGCTGACCGGGGCCACCATTGCGCCGGATCACGTGCGGATTGCGGTTGAGATTCACGCCAATCTGGCCGGATACCTTGTCACGGCCCTTGCGGTCCCAGCGCGGTTCGCCACGCATGCCGCCCCGGATTCGCGTTCGCGTGTAGGAGGTTGCCTTACCCAGCGCTTTGCGCGTGCCTTCGTTGGTAGCGAGTACCTTTCGATCTAGCGAAGCGCTAACCTCCCGAATCCCCTTGATGGCTACGCCGAAATCATCCATTGGAACGCTCCTCTACGATCTTTCGAGCTTTCTCAACGGCGTCATCTACGGCCAGTAGCCAGTCAAGGGACACAGCGGATTCCCCATCAAGGTCGGACGGGCGACAATGCAGCAGTGTGCAGAGTCGCCACGTCCGGTATTCCTCGCTGGGGATCTCGTCCGCTGTGTAGTTACTCCCACCCTTGTGAGAGAGAGCCTCCGTTAGGCGACGGAGGCCACGGAAGGGGACGCAGGGTCCGGGGACGGCTCGAAGTCAGGGTTTAGCTGCGCCAGGTACGGGGAGACAGCAGCGCGAAGCGCGTCTAGGTCTCGGCCCGGTAGATCCTGCACGGCGTCAGCGCTGACGACGAAGCCGTAAGACCAGCCAGCCACCATGGCAGCGACTAGCGCGTCATTCAGCTCTTCGAGCAGATCGAAGGCTTCGCCCATACCGGCCGCAATCTTCAGTTGCTGGTCCGGGGTCAGCTCAGTGCCGTTGCCCTGGGCTTCAGCTTCCTTGACCGCGCTGACGAACGCCGGAAGACCAGCAAGCTTCGTCTGAATGCGCTTGATGGGGCGACGCTGGCGCTCGGTCACGTCAGCAACCTCACGGATGTCAGCGGTAGCGCCGGAAGGAAGGGTCAGATGCTGCATTACTTGTACGTCCCGGAAGTCACGGCATTCTGAACGGTCACCTTGATGGGGCTGTAACCGCCGGAAGTACCTACGTCAGTGATGTTCGCAATGGCAGTCCACGTGATCGGAACTTCCACGTAGTCCTTGCCTCGCGTAACGTCCGCAGCGCTGATAGCACACTTGGACATGTGTAGCTTGAGCTGAACGGCCGAAGCGCCAGTACCAGCACTGAAGTTGAAGTCAACCGCAGGCTTGACGTTCGTCAGGTAGTTAGTCAGCTGGGTGTCATCTTCCATGATCAGAGTGGCCTTACCGTCCACCTGAACAGGGCCGGACCACAGCGACGCAGGCGCCTGGGAACCGTCGATAGCGTTGATGACAGTCACGGTGCGCTTGATGGTGACCTCACCATCGATCACGCCAGCCTGGGTAACTCCGCCAATCTGCACGGCACCCGTCCAACCAACCATGGGCGGAACGGCCGTGAAAGACGTGGTCGGAGCAGCCGCAGTGACAGACCCAAAAGTCGTGGTCTTCGCGCTGTAGGTCAGAAGACCATCATCCGTGAACTTGAAGCCAACCTCAGAGAACTTGGCCGAAGCGTACTGCCGGTTTCCAGCGACGTAGTTGTCATTGAGCGTGTACGTCGGAGGCTGGCCGGTACCGCTGTTCAGCACAGAGAAGTTATGCGTGTACGGGGCGCTGGCGCCGGTGGTCGTGACGTCACCCAGAATGCCAGCGAGCGCGAAACCAACGGTGTCCGGGAACACGTCGCCGTCATAGTCGAGAGTGCCGTACAGCGTGCCAGCAATCTCGTCATAGACGTCAGTGAAGCTTCCCCGGTAACCCTTGTCCTGTAGAAGGGTCAGGTTGTCCTTCGGGGTGATCTGGGTAACCGGAATGAAGTTGGTGGACGCAACCGGGGTGCCCGGGGTCGTCTCCTTCGCAATTCCGAGGAACGATAGCTGTGTTGCCTTGGGCATTAGTTGCCAACCTCCGGGACGTCAGCGGGCGCAGGCGCAGGGGCGACCGGCGCAGGGGAAGGGGTGGAAACCGGCGCAGAGCCCTTCGGCTGGAAGCGACCGTCACCAGGGTCAGAGTCAAGCGTCACAACGTCGCCAGGCTTCACGTCCAGCGAGAATGACGGGTAATAGCGCTCGTCCGCGCCTGTGTACGTGAAGTCAGGCATTAGATCCTCGTTACGCACTCGATTTCGAGATTTACAGTGGCGCGCTTACCACCATGCTCGGAGTCCCATTCGACTTCGGCGTCATCGCTCTTCGGCTGTGACTTGATGACGTGGCCACCTAGGGTCAAGTCGCTTCGCACGATGGCGATTACGGCGTTAGCTAGGTCCATGGCGCGCTGATAGGCAACCTGGCCAGAGTCAGCGGCGCGGAATACGTCGATGGTGACTTCAACGGTGTATGACTCGTCAAGCCAGCCAGCGCCCCCGCCGCCGATCATTGATCCCACGCTGAGCTGACGCCGGACACGGCCAATGGCCACGATGTCATCAGGCTCGTTCGGGCCAGGCTGGTCAAAGCAGACGAGCAGCGAAGCGCGGGTGTTTACCGGGTCGGGGGCGAGTCCGGCCGTGGCCTGATCGAAGAGCCACTGTCGGACCGCTGGGGCCGTAGAACTCGGAATGGTCATGCAATCCCCGGACCCCGGTAGAGCGGTTGCCATAGCTCAAGCACGCGTGACGGAATGGCAAAGCCAGTGGGAATCACTGCCTCACCACCGTCATAGGCGCCAGCGTTGAACTTCGGGCGCCCGCCACCCTGCTGCGTCATCTGCCATAGGTGCCGGATCAGTTCCAGCACACCCAGGCGCACGGTCCACGGGACAGAGCCAGCGCGACCGGCGGTGTACACAACCTTGACGTTCTTCGTGCCGAAGGCGAATGCCGCAGCGTCACCGCCCAGGGTGCGCCGAGTGAGTACGCCCGTGTTGTAGTCCACGGTGTACGCGAAAGCGTTCGTCTGCCCGCCTAGCGGCTGCTCGGTCAGCGGGAAGGCTGATAGCCCGTAGTACTCCGTGACGCTTAGCACGGTGGCGACCGGCGCGAAGGCAGGCGCGATGCTGGATACCCCGCCATCGAAGAACTCAGTGTGAGTTTCCGGGATGAACGGGCCACAGTGGTTACGGGCCAATTCGCCTGCCGCAAGGATGAAGCCCTGTAGTTCGTCATCCTGCCGGTTGTCCGTGGGCGGGATGTTCAGGTGAGCCTTGACGCTCGGTAGGTCTACAAGCTGTTCGATGCCCGCAGGGCGCACCTGAAACTGAGTCTCAGATGTCCAGTTGACCCCGGTACCGGTGGCAGTCCAGCGAACCAGCCAGACACCAGGGGTCGAAACGGTGGCCACAACGGCGCTGTACGCCCCGCTGACGGGCCCGGACACCGTAGGGGTACTGGGAGACCCGGAAGGGTCCGTGACGGTCAGAGAGACGTTCACAGCGCCACTGACGGGGTTACCGCTGTCATCTAGCGGGTTAGCCGTAAGAGCGACGTCCTGACCCGCGAAGTAGATCAGCGGCATGGCTCCCCCTAGCCTTCGGTGTCAGCCGAAGCCTTCGCAGCACGCTTAGGCTTGTTGGCCAGCGCGTCAGTTGCAGCCTGCTTGGACTCTTCGAGTAGTTCGCGCGTCCGCTCGCTGAGCTTCGCAGCGTCAACCTTGTTCATCTCGTCAAGCGCCCACTGAAGCTCAGTGCGGGCAACTGCCTCACGAGCCTTGTCCTTGTTGGCCTGGGCGAATCCGATTTCATCGACAAGCCCAACGGCGTAGTTGATGGGGTTCATGGTTCCTCTCTTCGTCAGAAATGGGCCGGAGCAAGGGCCCGGGGCACATACGGAAATCCGTAGGTGACCCCAGACCCTTACAGGCTCACTTAGAAGGTGGGCGGAACCAGACCCGCACCCGAGATCACAGAAAGCGACTTCGGGAACCGAGCAGGCTGGAACGACATGTAGTTGTACAGCCGCACGAAAACCGAAAGCTGGTTAGCGTACGTCTGGGCGAACGCCTCAGCCTTGACGTTGCCCTCCCAGGCAACCAGGTCAGCGAAGCGACCGACAATCACGGTGTCCTGGTTGGTGCCAGCGCCACCGTTGGTGGGGATCAGCGCGTCGACGTAGACCGGCAGACCCTGAATGGTGCCCACGTAGCCCTGAGAGACAACGCCAGCGTCAGTGCCTAGCGCGTTCATCGGAGAGTTGGCGTTCGGGACGATCAGCGGGCGGTTTGAGCTGTCCACGGACGCGAGCAGCGAAGCCCAGCGGCGCGGGTGCATGATGATCGTGTCCGGCGGGAGGAATCGGTTCGTGTGAACCTGCTGAATCGCGTTGGCGATAGCCGAGTACAGGCCAACGGCCGTAGTGGCAGTGATGGCCACAGCGTTGGTACCCGAGAGGGTAAGCAGGCCGGTCGGGTTACCACCGGTGCCGGAACCGCTCAGAACCAGGGTGTTGTACTGCTGAGCGTAGGCCGCAGCAAGGTCGCCCAGGATGATGTCATCAACGTTCAGCGGCGACTGCTCGATGAGCTGAAGCGAAACGGTCTGGCCACCCGCAACGGTCGTCACGGTGGACGAAATCGAAGTGGTGCTCAGGTCGGTCTGCTGAATCGCAGTGTTCTGGGTGCCCTGAACGGCAACGGCGGTACCGGTCGCAACCTTCGGGATGCTCAGCGAGTCGGTTCCAGCCGGTAGAGCCTGGGTCGGAACCAGGTTGCCAGTGATGCGGCCCGGACGGGCAAGCTTCACGAACTGCTGCTCAAGCCAGACCGGAGGAACGAACTCGCCACCAGCACCATTGACGGTGGTCAGCGCACGCTGTTCAGCCGCACGGCCCTTGTTGTTCCGCTGTAGTCGGTCCATGGCGTCCCGGTCGCCGTTCTGGCGCGCGTTCCACATGTCGCGGAAGTAGGACTGACCGCCCAGGCCGGAACGGTAGATCTCAGGCTCAGAGGTAACGGTGACCCCGGAAGCCTTCGGCGCGTAGCGCTTCGCCATCTCGGCCGCAGCGTCATCAGCGCGCACCTGGGCGTCAAGCTCCTTGACTCGCTCGTCCATCGAACGAATCTCAGCCTCACCAGCGTCGAAAGCGGCGCGCTGCTCGTCGGTCATGCCACCCTCAGCGGTGCGAGCCTCAGCAAGAATGCCGTCAAGCTCATCGCGCTTCGCGGAACGCTGGGTGACCAGGTCAGAAATCAGGGAACGCTTGTCCACGTGAAGGACCTTTCTGAAAGGGGATTTGGCGGGTTGCCCACGTACGGAAATCCGTATGTGGTCCCTTAGAGGTGAAGGGCGCGCAACCGCGCCTCATACAGCGAAAGATCCTCGCTGCGGGGTTCCGGCGCGTTCGGCCGGTCGGAAACCATGTCGGACAGCTCAGGAATCGAGCGCAACAGGGCTTCAAGCTGATCCCGGGATAGCCCACCGGAAGTCAGCGCACTGCGAAGCGAAGTGAGTCCGCTGGTGTGCGGATTCGCCCCGTAGTTCACAATCGACACATCACCCTTGTTCATGTCGACTTCGGTAATGTCTCGCTGTGTCCAGTCGGGCGACCACTCCTGACGAGTCACGCGGAACGCAAAACTCATCTCGTCAAGGTCGCCACGTTCCATGGCGCTGCGGATGTCCCGAACCTGGCCGTTGGCAGGGTCTAGGTCCGCTTCGACGTGCAGTCCGGTTGAGTCCTCAGCGAGTCGCATGGTGCCGGACTTGGTCCGGGCAAGCGTCATGCCATCGTGGTTCAACTTGAACGGGACGTCAGCGCCATCAGCCAGCGTGCGTGTGAAGGCTCCGCGCCGGACAACTTCGGAGTAGTCCCCTAGGAAGTCCTGCATTTCGTACGGAGTCTCTGTGACGCTGGCGTAGCCGGTGAATCGCAGGGCGGAACCGCCGTCGACTTCACGGAGTTCCATACCCTCAAACGGGCGCCTGCGATCCTCGCGTATGTGTAGCTGATTACGGCTTGAAAAGTCCGTCATAGAACAGCCCCTAGTGCGTCAGCCTTCGGCGCGGACGGGGAAGCTTCCGTGTCCTTCATAGGCTTCACGTTGCTGTTCAGCGGCGCAGAAATGTCGTCGCCACCATCGACCGGGCCGAAGTTCTCAAGTGCCCTGATCTCGTTCTGAGTCAGGATTCCGGCGGAACGAGCGGCGGAGTACACCGCGTACCGGCCCGCTGTATCGGTGCGAAGCAGCGCGTCAACGTTGAACTTCGCAGACTGAGGGCGCGGAAGCATGGCGGACCACGCGTCTTCGAAACGGCCTAGCCAGGAAGACAGCGTGTAGGCCAGGAAGCCAAGTCCCTGTTGCTCAATGCCTGTGCCCCATGACGTTGTCTTGTCCACCTGGCCGAGCATGTGAGGCGGAATTCCAAACAACATGGCTATGTCGAGATTCTGAGCGGCTCGCGTGCCTAGGAACTGCGCGTCATCAGGCGTGACAGAAATGGGCTTCCACTTCGCGCCGCCGCTGAGTACACCAACCGTGTGCGAGTTCTTCAGCCCAGCGTGCGAGGCAGAAAAATTCTCCTTGATTCGGCGGGCCCGATCGATATCTAGGTCAGCTTCGATCTCGACAACGCCAGTCATGTGCGCGCCTTCGCCGAAGAACCGCGCTCCGAACTCTTCCGCAGCGAGACCCAGACCGATTGCCTGCCTGGCGTAGCTGATGACGCTCAGGCCGGTAGGCGATTCGGGGTAGGACATGCCCATGATGTGAACGACGTCCTCAGACGCAACCGGCTTGCGGTCAATCTCGTACTTCCGGCGCCCGAACGAGTCGAATTCACAGCGGACACGATCAGGATGAATGACCATCAGTCGAGCGGGGCGACCGTAGCTGTCTCGGGACAGCACCAGACAATAGGCGTTGCCTCGCAGGAGTAGGGACACCATCATCTGAATGAAGCCCTGACGCCGTGTGGGCAGACCAGGGGTCGAGTTACCGCCGAAGGGGTCAGCGATGATGGCGGGCGGAGGCTCAATGGTCTTCCGCAACTCGCCGTTGGCCTTGACAGCATCGAAGGGAAGCCCAGAAACGGCGTCTGAGAGCAGCCGAACGCATGCCGACACGGCAAGTAGCTGCATGGCCGTATCGTCCGTCACAGGGACGCCGGAGGCTGTGTACGCCGCAAGACTGCCGTTGCTCGGGATCGTCCACGGGTCGCCAGCGCCGGAGGGGCCATAGAAGCGCTTCTCAGCGCGTGAGAAGACTCCCATTACTCGTCAACCGCCCAACCGGCGAGCAGAATCAGCACACCCAGCGCAGCGATTCCGGCCGTAGTGTTCCAGCGCCATGCAGCGTCCACCAGGACACCAGCGCCCACTAGGCCAAGCATGTTGGCAGCAAGGGAACGGCTCAGCCTCCCTGCAAGCTTTTTCATGGGTTACCCCCTAAAGGTCAGCCCACGAGAAGAATTGGGGCTCAGGTTCTGGTTCGGATTCCTGGCAAGCACGTTCCAGCGCCATAACGGCGGAAACGGCAAGGTCGATCTTTCGGGGCGAGCCCTTAGCGTCCTTAGACAGGCGCGAGCCGCGCGAATCGGTGCGCAGAATGCAGTTAGACAGGTGGCGCGCTAGGCGCGGGTCGCCGGAGTGCGTCAGCGTCTTGTTTAGAACCGCTTCGTAGTACCGCTGAGTCGCTGGGACCATGCGGGCCGGACTCTGCGGGAATTCCACGATCGGCAAACCCTCGGATTCAAGGATTTGGTACGTGCGCGCCCAGCGGAACGGGTCACAGACGATCTCGCGCACCTGCCAGCGGCGGCATGCCTTACGAATCTCGTCTTCCACATCAAAGATGGGGACTGACCAGTCTTGACCGGCGTCCGTAGGCTTTTCCCACGCTGCAACCACGTCAATGTGTGGCTTCTCGTCTTCGCCCTGCGGGCAGGTGACGACCACCAACGCAGTTGAGTCGTTGTTGAACGAGCCATCGAACCCTAGGACCACTTCGGTTCCCGACTCGATCGGCTCGCTGTCGCCAGCGCACTCGTCCCAGGCACCAGCGGGAAGCCATGCCTGAGCGGTTGCAACCCACTGGTTCATTCGCTTCGTACGGAACTCAGACTCAGGGGTGCGGAGTACGGAGGAATGGAAGTCTTCAACCGAGACGATGTCACCTAGGCCAGGATTGGCCATTGCCCACACTTCGGGGTCACGGTGGTCCGCATTTTCCGGAGCGCCCCACCACTCGAAGTAGAAAGCAGGGTCATCGACTTCGCCCCGTACGATCTTCTCGCCGTACTGGTACATGCCGTAACACAGCGAGTCGCCACCGGAGCTATCCGACTTCACGCCAGCGGTAGTGATGCCCACCATCATGGGTTCAACACGGGCGCCGGAAGCCAGGGACATGACGTCCCAGAGTTCACGGGTTGGCTGTGCGTGGACTTCATCCGCAATCGTCAGGTGAGGGTTCAGACCCTCCTTGGTGAATGCCTCAGCGGAGAGGACCCGGTAAACCGATCCGGTGGCCGGAAGCTCAATGGCGTCACGGTAGACGTTGAAGCTGTTCGCCATGCTTGGCTCTAGCTCAATCATCTTCTTGGCCGTGCCAAAGACGATGCGCGCTTGTTCCTTGTCCGCAGCGATGGAGTAAACCTCACCACCACGCGGACCGGACACAAGTCCGAAGATGGCCAGCGCAGCACCAACGGCGCTCTTGCCATTCTTACGGGGCATGCCCACGAGTGCCTGACGATGCTTGTACCGTCCGTCAGGACGTCGAGCGAGCAGCCTGCCGAATAGCTCACGCTGCCAGGGGCGGAACTCCAGTAGCGAGCCGCTAGAACCGCCCACAGAGTCCTTTGTGACCCGTAGGAATGCCTCGCTGAAGCTCACGAAGTCTGAACCGTCGCCCCGCTTCACATCAGCGGCGGAAACCGGGGTCAGCAGATAGGGCGAACCCACCTGGGCACCTCCGGAAATCCGTATGTGGTCTAGTTGCCAGCCTTTTTGGCTAGGAAGTCTTCGAAGGCGTTCCGGGCCTTGACTTCGGCCAGCCCCATTCGCGTTCGGTCAGTCGGTGTGAGACCCAGCGCGCTGAAGAGCTTCGCTATTTCGGTCTCAATGGTGCTCAGCATGCCAACCAGCGGGTTGGGGTAGGCATACGCCTTATCCGTAAAGAGCACCAGATCACTCGCGTCTAGCTGCGCTTTCATCTGCTCGCGCCGGTCCACCTTTTCGCAGAGCAATTCCAGCGTTGGGCGGTCCGTATCAGCGAGCCAGGCAGCGCCGGAAACGATCCGGGCGTACAGCTCAGCGCCAGTGGGGCCAAGGTGCGCAGGAACACTCTCTGTGAGCGGCACAGCGTCATGGACAGTGGCCGGATCAGGCAAAGGGCGGGCGCCAGGATTCCCTAGTTTCCGCTTACGCTCCGCAGGCACGGGAGGGCGGCCAACATTCGCCACTATTCCCCCTTGCCGGACGTGTTTTCTGCATAAATATGCGAGTTCGGAGCGATTTTGGGCCGAAACCCCCGGGGTCTGAATTTCGCAGCGGTGTTCCCAGCCATGGGGGCCGGGTCCCCGCGATGATCTTCGCCGGAGATTGAACCGCCCCCCGGTCTCGCATACATATGCAAGAAAAAGCCTTCGGCTATGCATTGCTATGCAGTCACAGCGAGGCAGGCCAGCCCAGATAATTACTACAGAGCGTCACGCTTGCGAGAGTTGCAGGCTCGGCACAACACACGGAGATTGCCCCGGTCATGAGTGCCACCCAGCGCCAATGGCTGTATGTGGTCGACAGTGAGATCCCCTGCGCTATGGGCGGGAACTCCCCACCCTGGGCAAAGGTCACCGTGGCTAGCCCTGTGCTCTGCTATCAGTGTTCTAGCTATAGCTCTGTACTTACTGGTGTACCCACGCTGTGTACTACTGCCACGCATACGCTCGCGCTGCGCCATGTACACCGATTGGCATGCATCACAGCGGGAAGGATTGCTAGTCAGTCGCATACAGCGCAGGCAAGGGCGCCTAGCCATCAGTGCTGTACCAATGGGTTATTCACCGGTGTAGGCGCAGGCTCAGGCGTACAGTCGCAAGTGGGCAGTGCTGGGCTTCTAGGGCCATCACAGGTGCTTTGATGAACCCGTACAGCAAGGTCAGCAGATACCGAATGCTGAGCACACCCATATACAGGGACAGTGGTATTAGTGGCGTCTGGCATAGGGCCGAAATCCGGAGGGTTTACCGGATCAGGCGTATGCGCTGTGCGCCAGGCTTGCTCTGTAGCGTCGATGCTGACTAGTTCGGCAGCAGTAGGGCGCCGATTCCACTGGAGTGCAGCAGCAGCGCCACAGGCATCACAGACAGCCATTTAGGCTCCAATCAGCTTGGCAAGGTCGCCAGGTGCAACGTCGCCAGCGATACGGCCCGGGAAAAGCTCAATGCCAGCGCGCCGGTAACACTCGTCTACGAGCTGACTGCAAATCATGTGATCTGTGGTCGACACGTAGCGCTCAAGCGACTTGCTGTGCAGTAGACGAGCCTCGCCAATGGCTAGGTAGTCAAGGAAGGAATACGGAGTACCGATCAGGCTTTCAGCGGCGGAAACGATGGCGCTTCGCTGGGCTTCGCTCAGATCGAAATCCGAGTAAGCAGCAGTCTTGCGACCCTGCAAAGCGTGCGACAGAAGAGCCTTGCGGGCGCCTCCGGGCTCAGCTTCGATGATCTCGCCGTTGCCCAGGTAGACGAAGGCGTGAGTGTAGAAACTGCCGCTTCCCACTACGCGCTGACCCAGGCTCACGAGCTTGCCAGTGGTACCGGCTATGCGAGTCAGCCCGAAGTCACCAGGGCTCGGGTACTGAGTCTTCACAGCGAGGCACCTCCGGAAATCCGTATGTGGTCCGCTGAGAGGGATTCGAACCCCCATGCCCGAAGGCAGCAGGGTCTAAGCCTGCCGTGTCTCCCGTTCCACCATCAGCGGGTGAGCTTCGCGTCATGGATTCGAACCACAATTTCAGGGGCCAGAACCCTGCGTACTGCCGTTGTACGAACGCGAATCGAGCTGACTTGCCTGGGATCGAACCAGGAACCTGCGGAGTAACAATCCGCCGCTCTGCCAGTTGAGCTACAAGTCAAAGTTTTAGGGCTACTCGCTGCTCACTTCGATGGTGACTAGCCACCTAGTTTGAGCCGGTTTCACCCAGGGGCGCATATCGTGTGCCAGTCACGGCTTATTGTCTGCGCCCTACGCGCTCCATACCGGATTTGAACCGGTGACATCCCGCTCGACAGGCGGGCGCTCTGACCACTGAGCTAATGAAGCTTGGGCCCTGGGACTCAACCTTGGGAGAGAGGCAAGGGAGTCAACCAGGGCCGTTCTGGGCGCGTGTCCTCGGTCCGCCTAATGGGTTCGCCTTGATGCGCGGGAACTACCGGCCCATACCTTATTTATATCGGGTGAAGGGTCTCAGGATGGTCGAGTGACGAAGTGACGTTTCATACCCCGGTTTCACAAAACCTATAGGTTTTCTTATGGGTTTGTGAGATCAGGGGTCAAATCGTCACTTCATCACTTTGGCCTGGTCAGAGGGTATGTTGATCTTGTTGTTGAGAAGACGAATCGTCACGGCCCTGCCCGCTGGAACGCAAAAGGGTGGCCACAGACCGAAGTCCGTGACCACCCTGTTACCTGGGAGCGTGACCCAGCTTACTTCTGCTGCATGAACCTGGTTGCCCTCACTGCTCGCTTCAACCCGTCCAGACCTCCCAGCGCGTCAATGCACTCGACGCAGGTAACGCAGATTCCCACTCCATCGATGGCCGTTCCGCAGACAGCGCATGAGTCCTTACGCATGCCTGCCTTATATGCCGCCATCTCGTCAGCCTTGCAGCGCGAGCAGCGATTGAACCTGTTCTTCCCGCCAGCGGGGTACTCACTGATCGGTTTCGTCTGCCCACACCTGGGGCACCTGTGCGTGTTGTTCATGCCGCCCACTTGATCTCTACGCGCTTATCACCATCGAAACGGGCCTGATCCTTCGGACCGTTCGCCTGCTTGATGACGATCTTGTCGATAGCCAGTCCCAGCAAGTCACGGCGCATGTCCTGATCGGCGTCTTCCCAGGCTTCACGCGCTGACTCTTCGTCCAGCAAGAAGGAGATATTCACCGTTCCCCCTCCGTGCTCGCGCATCGCTGCCTGTGCTGCGTTCCAGTCGCTCATAGCTTCGTCGTAGGCAGTCTGGAAGAACCGTGCTGCGGGTCCTTCGTACAGTCCGGCCCTGCGGTCCCTCAGCAGCCTCTCTAGCGTCGCCTCAGACTGCTTGAGCATCTCTATTGCCTGGTGGAGTTCTGCGGACTCTTCCGGCTTCGTGAGGGCTTGCCAGCGCTCCGCCACGATGGCTAGTAGCGGGTCATCAGGGTCAGCGTTGGTGAGCCGTGCCAGCCACGCGGAAGCTACGTACTTCTCGACGGGTGGCCGGAATGCGGAGGCAGGCGTTCCGCATGACTCGCCAGCGTGCAGGGCACTGGTGCACGTGTAGGAACGGCTCGACACTGGCGCCGCTCGACCACAGGTGCACTTGGTCAGTCCGGTCAGCAGATGCGTTGCCTTGCCCTGGTACACCTTGCTGGGCTTGCTGTGGCCTTGAAGCTTGCGCACGGCACGGGTCCGCTGAGCGTCGCTGACAAGCTCCACACCGACCCGTACGCGCCTGCCTTTGGGGTCTGTGTAGATCACGCCCCGCTGGGTCCCTATGCAATGCACCTGCCAGCCGCTGAATGCAGCGTTCATGATCAGCCGATAGACAGCGTTCGCCTGCCAGGTGTCTTTTCCGGTGGGCGAAGGAATGCCGAACCGGTACAGCGCGCGAGTGATGTTGCGCAGGCTGAAGCCCAGGGCCGCAAGCCGGAAGATGCCCTGTGCCACGCGAGCCTTTGTGGGGCCGTCTGTGCGCCCAGGAATGGCAGGCGTGGTGTCGGGTACTAGGTGCCTGTCTTCGTCCGCCACAAGGCCATACGGGACCCTTCCTGACACCCATTCGCCATGGTCCCTCTGCCACGTCTTCGTGTCGGTCACGCGCTGGCTGATCCGGGCCGACTCGTCGCGCGCGTCTTCGGCCTTCCACATGATCATGCGCCGGTGGTTTGGGTCAGAGCTGTCTAGACCATCTTCGCCAAAGATGATCCGGGCGCCGGACTGCTCAAGGTTCTCAAGGACGCTCAGAACGGCCAGCGCACCCTTGCGGCTGAACCGGTCCAGCTTGTAGCACCACAGCGTTTTGATCTCGCCACGCGCCAGCGCAAGGAGTGCCTTGTCATAGTCGGGGCGCTTGACGTCCTTCGAAGCGCTCAGCGTGTCTTGCCATACTTTTCGAACACGCAAGCGATTCCATGTCGCCCAGTCTTCCCCGCGCTGAACCTGTGCCTTGGGGGACAGCTCACCCCGCCGACCGACGATCTTGACCGACTTTCGGGCGTAGATGTCCATGAGATCGTCCGGTGACGCCTCCGTTGTTTCGCTCATGAGAGCCAGTATGCGACGTTTCCGCTGGTCAGCGCTAGCTACATAGGTGTTCACGTACCCAATGATATGGGAACACCTAGGCAAGGTCCACAGCAGGGAAAAGCCCCACCCAGCGCGCTGCCAGATGGGGCTTAGAGTGGCTCTGCGGGTCCCGGATCGCTATCGACGTTCCGGGGCCCGTCCTACTCGTACACGCGGATCATGACCTTGTCCCCGCGCTCGTTCAGCCGTGCCCGTTCCCGCCGGACAGCTCCAGCACCATCGGGCATGGGCGCCTTGCCGAAGAGCCACGCCATACGACAGGACTGAATCCAGTGGTGCGCCCGCTCGTAGCTGTCCCATACCAGGGGCTCAAGCGACTCGATCCGGTCCGGCCAGCCGATAGGCAGCGTGCACCAGCCGTGAAGCCACCTATCCCAGATACCCCAGCGCGCGTCTTTCCGGCGGCTGGTCTTCCTGATCTCGTACCGGCCGTATTTCACTCGACCCCCTTTCGCTGGCACATGACCAGCCACGTGCGAGCCTCTTTCGCGTTCCGGAACTGAAGCACTTTCAGGTGCCCCATGTTGTCGGGCAGTGCGCAGGCATACCCGCCCATCAAGTCATCGATGATTTCGAACGGGCGAACCCAATCCGCTAGGGGGTTCTGCCTGATCCTGTATCGCGCGTGCTGCGCTGTCTCCAGTGGTGTCACAGCGCCCAGAGTCTCACTGTGATCGGTCCGTTGGAACCCCTCCACGTGCCACCCGATTTGATGGTTGCTGACGCTCCGTCGGTCAGCATGGTGTGCCTCAGAGGGCCCCAGGAACGCATGAGAATGCCTGCGAGTACCTCCGGGTCCTCAGACCCGTAGTGACGCCTCAGAGCGGCTGTGAGGCTGTCTGAGATGGTGTCCACGCAATCGCTCACCCCGCTTTCGCTGCTCTCGTCGCCACAGCCACCCCCAGCGAGTTCACGCCCCGCTATCCGCCACTCAAACCCGATGCTCGTCATTACCCCAGCCTAGGCCGGAAGCGCTGTGACTCAATGCGCACACCCGTGATCGCGTAGTACTGCCTCGCCACCTGGCGCCAGACGTTCCAGGGTTCGCCGTGCGGCGCGTACCCGCTACCGGCCCACTCCCACTGATCCCGCGCGACCACCAGGCCAGTAGTCCGGCCACGCGCCAGCACGATGTACCGCTCTGCCTCCCTGGGCCGTATCTGGCGGGACATGTTGCAGGCATAGGAGCGCACCAGGGCGGACGCTTCCCGTGCGCTGTAGCAGTACTCAGACGCCAGCACACCAGGCCAGCGCGGATGCTCGGCCCATGCCCAGGAACCGACACCCAGGGGACCAGGCACGAACAGGTAAAGATCAACCGTTGGGGCAGCTTCTATGCAAACCATGATCACAACCGGGTGAAACGGACAGATGTGCGCTGTAGAAGCGTAAGTGCACCCACCATCTAAAGGTCTGCTTATTGGAGTCCTAAGTTCCGCTTTTACGAGACTCATAACTTCACACAGTCTTTAGTTTCGCTAACTAAGGTAATCCGGCCAAAAGAAAAGGGCCCCGAAGGGCCCGATCCTTACTGCCTCGCTTGCAGCCGCTCGTACATGTCCGCACATCGCTGGCACGCTGCCACCATGCCGACTACCGGCCCGCAATCGATCAGCTTTACCGCCCGGATTCCGTCCCACCGGTCACGCGTGCTGTACTCGCACGTCATGTCAGCGCGGAATTCACGGGTCTGGTAGTCCTGCTGCGCCATGTCCGCTCCCCTACTCGCTGTCGTCATTCTTGTTCCACCCCTTGACCATGTCGCACAGGTTCGCGTGAAGCCAGCGCGCCCCCTGCTCGTCCGCCCGGATCACGATGTCACCCCGCACGCTGTCACGGGCCTGAATGTCGATGGTCCGGTCAGCGTACTGAACCACGTTGTAGACCTCTTCAAGGCTGAGCTTGATCTTAGGCACTGGCGCTTCCCTTTCATCCTTTTTGAGCACGGTATCAGACATGTCAAGAACGGCCCGAATGTTGGGCCACACGACCACGCTGCGACCCGGATTCGTGCCCGGACCCTGCACCACGCCAGGCATGCCCGCCAACTCAGTCATGCCGCCCACGTAGGTAACTGTGTCGCCAGGAACGTACATATTCCCTCCCCTAGGGGCCCCGGTTTCCCAGGGCCCCATCATTCCTGCGATTAGCGCTTGTTGGCCCGAAGCTGCCGGACCACGTCCCGAACCTCAGCAACCGGGATGCTCAGCAGCGCTGCACACTCCTTGCGAAGAGCCTGACGGGCCAGCATCCGCTTACCCAGTTCACCAGCGAAGCCGTTATGCGGGTGCGGAGCAGGCTTGCGAAGCTCATACGCCATTTCCCAGGGAAGAACGTGCGTCCCGCTGGTCACGGTCACCGTGTTCTCAGCGTCCATCTTCGCGCGCATGGCCAGACCGGCGAGCCGCGCAGCTTCAAGGCCAGCATTCATGGTGTTTCCCTCTCCATTGAAGGCGACCCAGCACTGAGCGTCTGCCAGCGCCATACGGCTCGTGTAGTAACCCTGGGTGCGGAACACGATTCGGTCACCATCGCGAACTTCCGCGTAGTGCTTGCCGTTCGCCTGCGTCGCCGTGATCTTCATCGTGTCCGCCCCTTCGTTGTTGTTGTGGGTACAACGTAGCCACCTACCGAAACCGAGCGCAAGTCACCTACGGAAATCCGTATGTGGTCCGACGAAGAAACCCCCGACAGAGCCGAAGCCCTACCGGGGGTTAGTGCAGGTCAGCGCTTGCGCAGGCTCACGCGTGGCCGAACCTTGATCACGTGCACGTGGTGAACCACTGTGTGATGAATCACGGTGTGGTGTACGACCGAGTGATGATGGATGACGACCGGATCGCCCGTGTTGTACGGGTCATCTGTGCCGCACGCGCTGAGGCTCAGCAGGAGCAGCGAGGCAACGAATCCGATCAACAGGCGGGTACGCCAGATCAATTGAGTCTCCAAATCGCTTCGCGAGTGACTACGCGCTTGATGCCTGCCGCTCGAATCAGGGTCCAGCACGCTGGGCAGGGAGCCCGGGTTATGTACAGCGTGGCCCCAGGCAACTCCCCTGGTGGTGTATGTGCTATGGCGTTGCGTTCCGCATGGTCCGCAAGGCAGTTGCTGTAATCGCTGTTCGGGGCGCACTCGCTGACGCTCAGTTGGCCACGTGGGCAGGCGCCAGCACTGGCACAACCAGGTACACCCGCAGGCGCACCGTTGTAGCCAGTGCCACGCACTTCGTTCTGAGCATTCACGAGAATGGCGCCCACCTGGGAACGCGTACAGTCAGCGCGAGTGGCCACCCATTCGGCGCCAGCGAGAAAGTACGCGTCCCAGGACGGACGTTCAGTCACGGCGACCCCAGGCCAAGCAATGCAGCGAGCATGGCGCCCAGGGCGGATATCCAGCGCTTAGCGCGCGTCACCCTTCGCCCTCCGCTTCACCTTGACTATGAGCCGCTCAAGTGCTGACTTTTCGTAAGACCCAGCGGAGTGCCAAGAGCTGTCCTGCGCATTGCGGAACCAGGACCGAGCGCCATTCACGAAAGCCGTGACGTCGCTCATGGGCTGAAGCGACTCGACGTCCTTCACTTCCTCGAAAGGCGACGGGCAAGAGCAGCCAGAGTCATAGTCGAAGAAAAGGGCGCCATCCGAATTGCGCTGCCAGACAGCGACCATATCGAATTCGTAATCTCCGGCGATATCGACCGAACCGAGCAGGCTCAGACCGAACTTCTCCGGGTTGCTGTAAACGTCAGCTTCGTACCAACCCATGATTACTCACTCTCCTTGAAGTCCTGAAAGCTGTTCGGCGCAACTCGGCGGAGCAGGCTCAGAACCTTGCCCGCGAATTCCCTGATCTCAGCGTCAGCCGCAGGGCTGTAGCGCTTGCCCAGGACGTCACGCCATGCCCGAAGGTTTCCGGTCACCACCATGTCCACGGGCGCCGCATTCGGCAGCAGGGCCCGCGCAGCTTCGCGAGCCTGCTTACGGCCATGGCCCCGGGCGAGCAGCAGCGTTACGCCAGCGTTGTACGCCTCAAGTGCCTTCGCGTAGTCCTGCCGGAACGGGCGCTCAAGCTCAGTGCCCCGGATGGCAGGCGGGATCACAGGCTCAGTCTTGCCGTAGTCGACGTATCGCTGACTGACCACGCTGAAGCTCAGGTGTCGGTGCCGTGACAGCTCAGCGAGCAGCGCGCGAGACACGTCCTGCACCAGGAACGTCACGGACGCATGCTCAAGGACACTGAAGTGACCCTGATCGATGATGTTCCGCAGGTACCCGCTGTTACGTGCTGTCTTGGGACTTGGCCGATCGAACGACTTGTAGCAGATGCGGCCCGCAGCTTCACCCAGCGCGTCAGGGTCCCCAGCGAACTCAGCGCCGTAGGGGTCGTATCCGTACGCCTTCATCAGGGGCGCATCCGTCATCCGCGTGTGCGCGAGGATCTCGACCTTCACACTCTCTCCATCTCACGAATGAGGGGCCACATACGGATATCCGTAGGTGACCCCCCGATTAGAAGTCGTTACCAGCGAGGAACTGCGCGAGTTCCAGCAAGTCAGCGGGTGATGCATCGCTGATCAATCCGGCTTGCCGTATCAGCATTGATGCCACTCGGTACACATCCGCGCGGTCAGCCACGCCCCCGGTAGGAGTTGGGTCGTTGATCGCAGCGTCTACGCGTGCCATCAGATAACGCCCTTAGTCAGGCTCAGCACCAGCTCACGCGCCTCAGTGAAGCCCAGCGTTACCGTGCTGATCGTCTCGCCCTTGCGGTTGCGGGTCTCAAATTCGGTACCGGCGTCCACCTTGCGAGTAACCACGCTGTAGCCGTTGCGCAGGTTGTACGTCATGAGATTCTCTCCGTTTCTCGTTCCGTGCTCAGGGTGTATCGGGTGACCGGCCCCAGGTCTGTGCCCACTCAGCGAGCGTCAGAGCAGCCTTGTCGAGATTGCAGTCAGCGCAGGCAGGGACCACGTTGGACGGGACGTCACGACCCCCGCGCGATAGCGGCTGTATGTGGTCTAGATGCTCCGCAGGCGCGTTGCAGTAGCAGCACTGGCCATCCCATCGGGCGAAGACCTCAGCGCGCCTGTAAGGGGCTGCTCTGCGCTGGCGACGGGTGGCCAGGTACAGAGCAGCCATGTTCGGGGGCAACCTAGCCACGCTTCACGCGACGGGACGCAGCGAATCCGGCGAGAAGCTCAGCCGCTCGGTCAGCGTCGTGCATCGCTGCGTAGTTCTTCGCGAAGGACGCGTACGCCTTACGGCGAGAGTCAGTGATCTGGACCTGAGTCTTACCGAGGAACTCGGCCAGTCCAGCGGCGTCACCATCGTTGCCGTAGCCGAAGCACTGCACCCCACCCAGACCGAAGCTGTACCGGAGCACGTCACCGCGAACACCCGCTATGGAGTCAACGGCCTGGTTCACCTTCGCGTGCTTCTCGGCCCGCTCGTCGCTGCGCTCGTCGCTGGCGTCCCGCAGGTCTTCGGCAAGGTCTCCATCCTGGGCGGTCGAGACGAAGCTACGAAGGATCGCGCAAGCGTCCAGCACGGCCCTACGGGCGCCAGCCTCACGCGGAAGCGTCACAGCGTCTTCGATGGCGTCAACGTCCTCAGCGGCCCCAGGGAGCGCGTTCAGGACCCCGTATGCCGCCGAGTACCGCTGAAGCACTGCGAGAGCTTCCAGAGCGGCGCCAGTGCCCACCTTGGGGCGAATGACGTCCAGCGTGTCAGCCTCCGGAGCAACCAGCGTGTCAGCCAGCGTCCCGTCATCGTCGCCAGTAGGAGCGTCCAGCGAGATCGATCCGGCGTAGGCAAGGCGAGCAGCGTCCGCACGGTCAGCGCTCAGCCGGTCGCCTGCCTTCGGCTCAGTCTGGGCAAGCTTGGCAGCGCGGTAGGGGTCGCCATCAGCCTTCGCGAGCATCTGCGAATAGATCCAAACGGCGTCCTTGTCTATGCCTGCTCCGCCGTTCTTCTCGGCCCTCACAGCGTCGTACAGGGCGGACTCAACCGTCTTGATCAGGTACCCGAAGAACTCGGTTTCGTTGGCACCGTTGAAGCGGCGCAGGCACTCCCACAGGGCGAGCCGACCAACCTGGGCGAACTCTTCGCGATAGTGGCTGTACTGACCCTGCCCCATGCGCTGTGCTGCCTTGCCTGCAAGTCGGTTGATCGTGGCCTCAGTTGCTGCGATGACCTCTGCCACAGCAGCAAAGTCGTTGTCACGTGCAGCAAAAATGGTCTCAACGGCGAGCATGGTTCCTCCTTGGGGTTCGATCTCTGTGGATCGGGTGAAAGGCCCCAAGGGGATCGGCCGGAAAAGCGCAGGTCAGAGCGTGTCTGGGCAGCGCGCTTCAGCAGACGAACCCCCTTGCGGGCGGGGTGTCTGCGACTTCGAGCGTCCGGCCGGATCGCTCGTCGTTGCGTCGTGAACTAAACGCCGTTTTCCGTAGGTGGTCAACGACTTCCGTAGGTGGATGCCATGTATGACCAGCTACTAAGCGCGGTAGTTGCAGAGCAATCGAAGGCGTGACCGGGGTTCAGCCTTGGGAATGAGGGGTGACCCCGGTACGTGCATATGCGCTTTGCTGCGAATCGAAAGTTTGATCTTCTAGCAAACTTTTTCGGTTACGAGTAGGACACGACACCTACCGTGACGAGTAGGTGCCGTATCCATCACGCTACGGGGCGGTAACTAGGCGTCAGCGCCGTACAGCGAGCCCCAAGAGCGCTTGCCTATCTCCGCCTCAGCTTCGATCGGGACCCCCATCAGGTCGAAGGTCATG